GTCGAGAATTGATAAAAAATTGTTTTGTTCCACCCTCATTTTATGTGCATAATTTGAAATATGCACCTATCGTAGCCTTGTATGATAGTAAAGATTATGAAGAGGTGGCTGTGTTGGCTAATAGAGAAGAGGACAAAGTGGTTAAGCTCTCTTTATTTGAAAAAATAATCAAATTGATAAAAAAGGATTATCCCAACCATGTAAAAATTTTAAAAATTGTGGGTTATTTCATTCTTTGGCTGGTGTATTATTTCATATTTCTTCTTGGTTTGGTCGTTTTAATTTATTGTATAAATAAGGCTCTTGTGGAGTTTCCTAACATGAGAGCGAGAATGGAAATGGAAGACAGAATAAGGTGGGAAAAAGTTTTGTCTGACGCCAGAGAGGAATAATTGGTATGGGCTGCTGGGAATACCATCTCAAGTGGCCGATCTTCCTTGTCCAACTCAATTATCAGAAGGGGCTTCTCTTAGCTTTTCTGGTAGTTCTTATAAAAAAAATTTAAATTTTGATCAACCTGTGTGTCAGCAATTTTGTGCGTTTGTTCCAACCGCAAATTATGCTCCTGTATATTTTAACTCGAATGTGCAAAATGAACAACAAGCGTTGTGGGCCCGTGTCCTTAAAAAGAGACTGGTTCCAGATGAACTTATGGATGAGTTTGTCACGTTTGTAAAGAAACACATTCACACTTTTTTAAAACGGAAAAAGGTACGTAGTGATACTATTCATGATTATTTACAGAATAGTAATGCCTGCCCCAGTGTTAAAAAAGCTATTTTAGTAGCTCATAATAAATTAATGGAGTCTGGTATCACACAAACTTCCAGTTTGTCAGCCATTGATTTATACCGTTATTCAACTCGAAAATCTTTTGTTAAAGTTGAAAACCTGAATTATTCCAGTGATGGTGGTGTTAAAAAGAAAGCACCACGGTTGATTCAGGGGGCCACACCCGAGTTTATCAGTTTGGTAGGACCGTTTTTTAGTGCTTTTCAAAGGTACATGAAGGAACAATGGTCCGCTGGTAATTTTTTATATTTTACATCAGGAGCGACAAATGTGTCAATGGGAAAATTTATTGATATCAGAGAATGTTGGCATTTGTTTGAAGATGATGTAGGTGCATGGGACGCAAGTTTTAGTGAAAAGTTGTGTCAGTTGGAAGTTTGGATTTCCGATAAGTTCGGTGCACCTAGAGCAGTGTTGGATTTAATGCAAGCCAACATAAAAACACATGGATATACTACTAATGGTTGGAAGTATTCGTGTGTTGGGACAAGAAAGTCAGGTGATCCGTTTACATCCTGTTATAATTCTTTGTTCAATGCTCTATTACATCTGTTTGTTTTCCATAAACAAACAGGTATTCGGGTGGAAAATTTGCATGCGCATATCCGCATGATGGTTATGGGTGATGATAATTTGATGAGACATGCAGGTGTCAAAATTGATTTTCCACCTATGATGTTGCGACTTGGATTTGAAACAGTAGGAATGTATAGACCTGAAACCTACCAGGCCGAATTCTGTTCAAGTATCATGGTTAGGAGTGCGCATGGGACTGTTTTTATACCAAAACCAGGAAAGATGCTTTGTAAAGTTGGTTACTTTGTCCAACCTCCATTGCTGGTTGCACCTCGTCAATTATTGAGAGGAGTAGCTCTTGGTTTTCAGTCCCTAGTTTTTGTGCCTTGGTTCGCAGCTTTGGTGGCCAGTTTGTTACAATTTGTGGACACCATGCCGGACCAGGAAAAAAATAAAAAAAAAATAAAAAAAAAATCAAAAACATATAAGAAAGGATGGCAGTATAGTCTTTTCGAAGGGTGTATTCTGTATAACCAATTTGAGTGGTGTGAGGAGACAGATTACGATATCATGATGAGGTATAACATGGACAGTGAGATGTACCACACCATAACAGAATTGATACTGACACGTCAGTATTCTCACCCTTTCATCCCCGTTGTATTTGACCGAGAAACGGATGGTCCCCAGGTCATTTATTAGACGGGGGCGGGCGTGGTGCTAAGATTGGGTTAAGTGGTCCCAACACGCTAGTTCACCACCAAAACGGAAAATTGCATTTTTTATCATGTTAAATAACCACACTCTGCCGGGAGTGTGCTGTGGTTGTTAATTACGAAGTAACATTGTCCTCAACATTCAACGGTACTGCTAGCGGACGTTGAATTAGGAGGTATGGGTTGGACTTGGGGTGGAACCCAGTTGTCCAGCTACTTAGTGTAATAACCATTTGATCAAGGAAAAAACTTCATCTTGGTACCTTGTAAAAGTCGTCAATTCACAGCCAAAGGGTTTCTAGTGAAATTGGACGTTTGGGTAAAAATTCCCTAACCAGTGATGTCGTAGAGTGGGTTCTCTCGAAA